CCACCTTATTTGGAGGCGGTGGGCGGTCAGGAACCTTGCCGACTCCAATCTTGAAAGGTTCATGCAGGAGTACCCGTCCACCCCGGAAGAAGCGTTCATTGCGTCCGGCACCAACGTGTTCCCCATCCAGAGCCTGAAACTGGTGTACGAACCCAAGGCGGGGGTAAAGGGATTCCTGACCCGCCGAGGCAACTATGTGGAGTTCCTGCCCGACAGATCAGGGTCCCTCACCATCTTTAGGAAACCTTCCAGCGACCTTGGTTGGGGCAAGTACTTCATCGGTGCCGACCCGACACACACCACGATGGGGGACAACGCCTGCGCTCAGGTCATCAACCGGCGCACCTACGAACAGGTCGCCGTATGGAACGGCAAGATCGACCCGATGACGTTCGCTGAGGAACTCGCCAAACTGGGCGCCTACTACAACCACGCCACGATCAGCACCGAGGTCGAAGGACCCGGCTACGCGACAATCGGCCGGCTCGTCGAGATCGACTACCCGTACATCTGGCGCAACCGCTGGGCAGACCGCAGCCCCGGCAAGATCAGCGAAACGATGGGCTGGTCAACAACATGGAAGCGCAAGGAATGGGCGATCGGTTGGCTCATCAAGTTGATAGCCGATCAGGACATGACCATCCACGACGCGAAGACGTACGACGAGATGCGGACCTACGTCACCCTCCCCAACGGCGGCTACGGCCCCGCAGACGGCTCAGGGCGGTCCCACGACGACTGTGTGATGGCAATGGCTATCGCGTGCATCTGCGCCTCCACAGAGGGACCTGTGTCCGGCTACGAAGGACCTATGGGCGAACCCGAAGCCCGAGACGCGCTACCGATCTCACCTGCGTGGGAAGAATGGGACCAAGGAGCGATGGTCAAATGAAACGTACGCCGCTACGCCGGGTAAGCAAGAAACGTGCCAAGGTTCAACGGCAACGCGCCCGGATGGTCAGCCAAGAACTCGACCAGCGATCCCGATGCGAAGCAGGAGGGCTGCTGTTCATACTTGGGGAAAGCAACGACTGTCAGCGCCAAAGCGTAGAGTTACACGAGCCGTTGATGCGGAGCCGGGGAGGTTCGATCCTCGACCCCGACAACACGATCGCCGTGTGCCGCAACTGCCACCGGTGGATACACGATCATCCCGAAGTCGCCACCGAACTGGGTCTACTAAAGTCGCAACATGGGCAGGGTCACTAAACTTCTCGTAGCGGTCACCGGACTCCTTGTAGCGGTAGGCACACTGGTCGGCACGATCAGTATGACGGTCGGCAAGGGACCAGACGCCCCCGCCGGGGTCACGATTATCTTGAACAGCCCCGAAGCGTACGAAGACTTCATCAGCAACCATCCAGCAGGCTGAACATGCCAAATAGGAGGAACAGTGACAATCGACAGCAATCCCACCGACGTGTGCCCCGTCTGCGAAAACAGGCCCCGGTACCGGCGGTTCACGAGGTGCGAGCGGTGCGGTAGCCGTACGTCACCGAAGCCGTCGTGGGTACTGGAGGAGTTCGACGAGTGGTCGGAGTTGACGAAGGAACGCGATGGCTACCGCGCCGACGCTGAAGCCGAACGCTACCGGCGCTACTAATGCCGGTCTATCTGTATCGGTGCCAATCCTGCGATGTTCACGGCGAGAAGTGGCAGAAACACACCGACGACCCAATAATCAAATGCCCTGAGTGCAAGTCCAACCGGCTGAGACGGGTCTACTCGTTTGCGATGAAAACCATCATGCACGAGCATTTCAACCCGACGGTAGGGAAGGTCATCAGCGACCCAAAGCAGTTCAAGGCGGAACTGAGCCGCGCATCCGAGAAGGAAACGGAACGCACCGGCAGGAAGGTCAACTACGTCCCGGTGGATCTGAACGATACTGAATCGCTTAGAGTATCTGAGGAAGGTATGGATAGTACGCTGAGGCGGAACACGCAGACGGGCAAACGAGAAGTGAAGCAATGGCTGTAGCGGAACGGGTCGATCACGCACAAGGCGAAGACCACGAAGTAGCGGGTCGTATCAACGGGCTATTCAATGTCGCCCGGAAAGAAATGAACCGTAGGCACGACCGGTGGCGCAAGGCGTACCGGCTCGTCCACAACCGTGGATGGGCTGGGACCCGTGAAGCATGGATGCCGTCGCCTACAGCGTCCGAGATTTACCCGATCGTGTCGGCCCTCGTCGGTTGGATGACCGACCAGCGTGTCCGGTTCCAATGCGTAGCGTCAGCAGACCCGCATTCCCAGTACGCCAACTTCCAGCAGAAACTGGCGGCGGACTTGGAAACGGTGCTGGACTCGTTGTGGGTAAACCAGAACTTTGAGGCCGAGGTAGAGAAGGTCCTATTCGACTCCTTCATCTATGGCACAGGGTTCTTCAAGTGCATCTACGACCCCGGTTCCGACGGTGGTGCTGGCAATCCGGTTATGCGCCGGTGCGACCCGTTCACACTGTTCGTGGACCCCAACGCAACCAGCCTTGAAGACGCCAACTACATCATCGAAGCCCGTGAACTGTCGCTGACCGAGTTTGAGCGACGGTTCCCCAACCGGGGGGATGTCATCGACGCCGACTCGGGTGCCGGGTACAGCCTCCCAACCCGCGACGCGCAAGACAACGGCGGTAAGGCTCCGATGGCAAACCTCGCCGCCCACAGCGGCGGTTCAGGGACCGTGCCACCCGTGTACGGGAAACCGGGTCAGAACGGTCGGGTTTCAGATTCGGCGTACCAAGACGGCTCCATCACGGTGTTTGAGGCGTGGATCAAGGAAAACACCCTGTTCTCACCGGCCGAGGGGGACGACGAGGAGGAACCATTCAACGTCACGGAATGGCGGATGGTTATTACCACCGGTTCGCATGTCCTGATGAACGAACGTGCAATAGACCTGTGGAACCACGGACTACACCCTTATGTTCGCTACACCACCCACGACATCGGTGACCTGTGGGGCATCGCCCTCGTCGACCACCTTGCTGATCCCCAACTGGCGATCAACCGGCTGTTGGCGGCGTTGCAGCAGCACGCGGAACTGGTGTCCAACCCGATCTTCATGGAGGACTCCCGGTCTGGCATCCCTCGCACCAAGATCGTCAACCGCCCCGGTCAGCGCATCACGAAGGGCGCAGGGTCGGAGGCCGGTTGGCTGGTGCCGCCACAGATGCCGAAAGACGTGCAGGAACTGGTGGGCTTCTACATCGCAGAAATGGAGCGCATCAGTGGACTTTCAGGGGTGGTACGCGGTTTTTCTCCAACGGGGCGAAACGCACAGGGAGTCATCGACTCTGTGGCGGAGTCGGCGTTTGTACGAATACGGCTTGCTCTACGCAATCTGGAAAGAACGCTATCGACAGCGGGCAACTTGGTTGCCAACCTCGTGGTGGAGAACTACTCCCTACCCAGAGTCATGTCCATCGTGGGACAAGACGGCGAACGGTCGATGCTGGCGTTGCGGGCACGGCACTTCTTCATTCCCAACGAAGAAGGTGCAGACCCCATGAGGTTCTCCTTGTTCGTCCGGGCGGGTAGCGCCATGCCGATTTCGCGCGCCGCCCGCATTGCAGAAGCGGAAACCTTGTTCGCTATGGGCGCTCTGGACGCACAGGCCGTACTTGAAGCACACGACTACCCGAACCGGGAACAGGTCCTACAACGGCTGAACGCCGGTGCCACCCTCGGTATCGGGCAGGACGACCAGAAAGCCAACCCCCAAACGAACATGGGTTCCCGGAACCGTCAACGCTGATGGCTCCGACCCCGACCGGACCTCCGCGTGGATGGATTCCGTGGTCGTTAGCCGACGATCCGTTCTACGCTTCATCTGGTGCTGACGAGTTTACGAAGTTGCTCGGAGGTTCTGAGTCGGCCGCCCAGTCGTTTGTGCGTCAACTCAAATCGGCGCTGGTGGGGATGAGCGAGTTCGACGATATGCCGTCGTTCCACACGATGCGTAGCAAGCACCTCAATCGGTCCCCAACCCATCGCCCTTTAGGTATCGGTCCCCCCGGCGTTCCCGCTGCCCCGGAACTACAACGGCTGGTGGATCAGTTGAACACATTTCAATCCAACAACCCGGATGTGTACCGAAAAGTCTACGACCGTCAAGGCGGCGTCTACAAACAGGATCTGGACAACCTCCGAGGCGGGACCCGTCAGCCGAAGCCGAAGCCGAAGCCGGCTGTATCAAAGGTGATGGCCGAGTACCAACGACTCTTACCGGACGTGAAAGTCGCGGAGGCTCGGAAGTTTTGGGAACAAGGGGTAACTCACGGCCAGCCGCTGACAGACCGTGGCCGGTCGATCTTTTCCCAACTTGGTCGTCTGGCTAAGACCCACGGCCGTCAGGCCGTAAAGTTGTTGTTGAAACTGCCCAAGTAAAGGGTGTAAGGTGGAGACATGGCTGAGAAGTTCACATCGAACGCTGCACCGACACCTCCGAACTGGTCGGGTCCCTCCGACAAGGGTTCGGTGATGTCGAAGCAGGTCGGCCGAAAGTCTGTCAACAAGGCGACAGGCAAAGATAGCGACGACCGCCGCAACGCGATCGACCTCTAACAAGGAGCAATCATGCCCGGACCGGCATCCACAGCAGGCAAGAGCATCAAGGTTCACAAGTTGGGCCACACCTCGGGGCGCGACTACGGGGCGAACACCACGTCCAAGAAGAACCAGTCCCCGAGGGACCTCTCAGCCAAGAAGTAGCACCTCATGGCTACCCGACAGAACAACACGATGCAGGAGGGGTTGCACCAACTCCTCTCGTCTCTAGCGCAACTCAAGGCCGCCCCTGACGCGAACCTTGAGTTTCTGTCGGGCATTGAGGCGTCCATACTCCAAAAGTTGCGTGAACCAATGCAACAGGCCGCACAGGCGATGGCTCAGGCGGGCGGCGTTCTGCCCCAAGGCATGGGCCAGCAACTGGGTGCGGCAGCAGGGGCTGGCATGGGCCAGCCACCACAAGGACAATCTCCATCGGCGGGGATGCCCAACCCAGACGAACTACGTCGTTTGGTGGCATCAGCGGGAATGCGGTAGATGAGCGACGAGACAACTGAACACGAACTCACACAGGACCAGATAGACGACTCCCTTTCAGATCAGGGGTTTTCTGCGGAGGTCGGCACCGAACGGTGGGTGTCGGATCTGGAATCCCAGTTTGCCAGCGACGATGAGGTCGCTGAACCAGATGTCGCCGTCGGGGGCGATGATCTCCCAGCCGCCGAGGGGGAAGCCCCCGGCGGTGGCGCCACCGATTACATCCAACTCGGTGACGTAAGGGTCCCGCAGGAAGAAGCGGAACGGGTCGCCAAGTTCTGGGATTGGATGAACACCAATCCTGACGAGGCGATGAAGTTCGTTGGTTACATGACCGGCGAATACCAACTGATCCCCCACGGTCAGCAGGCCCCGGTCCAGCAGCAGGCCCCGGTCCAGCAGCAGCAGCCAGCCGAACCGGTGGAGGACCCCTACGAGGATTGGGACCTTCTCCCGGACTCCGTTCAG